ACGACCCGTGATACAAGTGACACCAAATATAATACAATCTTCGACTTCTCCATGATGTTTTTTAAGATCGTAAAGATACTCTCTCCTTATCTGTGCATACTCTACAGGAATGTTTGCATTTAAGTAAGCCATATTTTAACCTCATTTTATTGTACCCCAATTTAGTCCTGATTCAAAGTCAACTTTGTTTTTAACTTCTAATGGGATAGCATTCTCCATTGTTGTTTTAATCAACTCTGTTTCATGGTCCGTGGTCGAAAAACAAAGTTCATCATGTATTTGTATGTGTGGTATTATACCTTTTTCATGTAGATCCACCATGGCTTTCTTTGTCATATCTGCTGCTGACCCCTGTATCAATCTATTTAATGCTTTGTATGTAAACGCAGGTGTGTAATATCTTTCAAAATAATTCATGTAGTTTGGATCTATTTTGTTTTCTTTATATTTATCCAACATCTCCGCTTTGAATGCTTCCATGGCTTGTTTTTTTGTGTATAATGGCACCTCGTTAAATCTATTTGTTTCAGGATTCCATTCTTTATTGGTTGTCTCCCATTTATTAAATCTGCAAAATCTGTCGTGTAGTGTAAACAATAATTTATTTTCTTTTGAGAAGGCAATCAACTCTTGTGATAGCTGTCTTACAAACGGTACCCTGCTGTGATATTCGTTAAATAATTCTTTAGCTCGCTTTTGGTCTAGGCCCAACTCTTTTTGTAGTTTAATCTTACCCATGCCATAGAAAAGACCTAGGTTGATTGTTTTTGCCTGTTTCCTGGAGATATTAGCCATCTCAGCGACGATTTGATGAAAATCGGCATCATCCACAGCAAATTGCTCTTCAAGGCTCTCCGTGCCTGGTAGACCTAATTTTATGGCATAATGGACTACAATACGTGGTTCTTGTTGTGAATAGTCAAAACTACCCCATTTACAGCCATCCTCGGGTATAAATAGTTCTCTCATCTTACTACCGATATAACCTTTGGCTGGTATCTGTTGTAGATTAGGGTTAGACATACTAAATCTGCCAGTAACCGTGCCACCTGTATCTGATCTTATTTGATTTATATCTGCATGTATTCTATCCTTGTATACATACTCTAGTAATCCATCTATGAAAGTGTTAACTGCTTTATCATATTCTCTTGCCTTTGCGATCATACGTAAACATTTATTATTGTGTGTTTTAAGATAATCTTTTGGCAGTTGTGGCATCTTAGATTTAGGAGTGACCTTGTAATCTTTTATGTGCAAATGATCTAATAATTTTTTAATTGATGCTGCAGCCCAGATGTCAACTCTTATTGTTGTGATATTTTCTATTGCCTTTATTATTTGATCTCTACGTTTTTTAAGATGTCTACCAAATAGGATAGCTTTTGACCGATCTATTTTAACGCCTTTAAATTTCATGTCAACTAAACATAAAAATAATTTTGTTTCTAATTCAAATATTTTTCTACAAGTTTTTTGCTCTCCATCCTCTTTAATGTATAATACTTCGTCAATTTTTTTATTAAATAATTTCCATAATTTATAAGTTAAATTTACATCCTGCTTTGCGTATTCTTTTACAATAGATGCAGGGAGTTTATGCATGTTGGTCATAGGGTCCTTCACCGTGCCACCAGACCATTCTAATGTTTTTTGTTGTAAATCGTATTTGTATTTTTCTTCGTTAAGATAATCTTTTGATAATGCATCGAGTGAATATTTAAATCTGTTTTCATCAATAACAGATGCAGCTATCATAGTATCAACGATCCTACCTTTAATCATCATACCTGTGACTGCTCTAATCCAACAGACATCATACATCGCATTGTGAAATACTTTTGTAATATTTTCGTTTTGAAATATTTTATCGTTTAGCACTTGCCATATTTTATCTATTCTATCAAAAGCTATGTCAGTATCAGAGTGTCGTAGTGGAAAGTATGCAAGATCATTTTCTGTTGCAACAGCTATACCACAGACAAAACCATCTTTACGTATTGCACCAGATCCTTTTGTTTTTAAATTTGGATCGTATGTTTCAATATCTATTGCAACCGTATCAATACCATCAAGATTTAAATCTTCCGGTGTATTACACATCGTAATCTCTCTCCAATATCATTTCTAAATAATGCATTGCTTTTCTTATGTCTTGTTCCTTTCCTTTTACAGAGTGTCTGCAAATATATTTTATAGCATTCCCCTCTGCAAATAAAAGTTTATTTTCATTAATAAACTGTGCTGGTTGAATTTTCATATTTTTATAATGTTTCCCTCCAACCTGTTCCTCTAAAGATTTATATACTGAATCTTTAAACATTCCTTTGTGTGTCATGCTACCCTCCTAACGTATCTCATTTCACTACCCGCGTGATTCCATGCAGTTTCTATTTTTTCTTTTCCTTCTTTAGATAAAGAATAACTTCCGTTATAACTTCCATAAATGTGTCCTATGTAAGAACACATTTCATCACAAACATCTATATTTGATGTTTTATAGTCAAAAGATTCATTACTATAAGCAAAAAAATCATCATAGTCATATATGTAATTATTAACAATTTTTCTTTTTTCTTCATTAGGGTCAAATAAATAATGATCATGGTGTTTTGGATTATATTTTTCCTGTCTCCAACATTTTCCACCTACAAAAGAATAACCACCTCCTCCGTCTTCTCCTAAACTTAAAACTGATCCAAAAATTAAAACAGAATCATAGTTACCATACCAACCACTATCGTGTATTTTTTTCTCCACTGACTTTGCATAATCTGTTTCAAAGTCTCTCCTAGTTTGATAAGGCTTTACTTCAACTAATATTTTTCTACCTTCATCACCATAGATAGCAAAATCTGGCAACCACCCTTTTACATCTTCTAAAACTGGTTCATACTCTATGTTCCAGCCTAATTGTTTAAAAAATATATATCGTTTGCATTCATTCTTACTTCTAAAATGAGCACCACGATATACAACTTCATGTGCTTTTATATCATACATTTTTTCTCCTTTATGTTATTATATGTAAATAAATCCACAAACATGTGAACATTGTTATTGTTAATAAATCCATTCTTGCTATCATCTTATTCCTAACGTATATTTACCTTGTGATGCTACGGTCCAACAATCAAATTTACCTCTGCTGTATGCAACATATTTTAATCTTAGTTGTGTAAAATAATCCTCCTGTCTTGTTGCTGTCAGATCAACAACAACGTTGTCAAACGTCAAACCTTTTACAGTGTGTATGTTTGCATATTTTACTCTTACATCTCCGTCATCATATCCATCTTTTAAAATTTTTTTAATATAGATTAGTCTATCAGGATCTGTCTTCTTTCTTATCAGTGCAAAATCTTTTTCTTTGTTTGCATTTTGTTTTAGATATTTGTGATATATCATATAGTCCATCGTATACTCTCTATCTACCCATTCTTCAAAAGTTTCCTCACCTCTACCATGCACTATCACTTTACTACCCATGTACTGCCAAAAATCTTTTATCTGTTTCAATGGCATTGGTGTGCCTCTACAAAAATCTGGCCATAGTTTGTGACATCGTAATTCTTTTTTTGGTACGTGGGCCGTGTTTCCTACGTGTGCGAACTCTATACCTTGTTGTTTAAAAAATTTTTTGACCCATGAATCTGACGGCGTGCCACGATAGGTAAATAAAAAAGTCTCATTAGTATATTTTATTTTATCTAATAAAGTAGTCATGGCACTACATCTTTTATTAAAACTAGGTAAATGATAATGGTTGCCTATGACATCTGTCGGTCTCCAGGTTCTAGCATATCCATAGTGATCCCAAATAGGTTTGATAATTTTTTTACAAAGAGTGTTTATAGTCTTGCCACATCTATGTCCCTGTTCTAGTTGCTCTGCCTCTCTTGAAAGTCTATGATAGTAGTCTGCGTCTGATCCTGCAAACTCAAATATGGTCTGATCTGCATCACCGACAAAATAATATTCTTTTGATTTTGTTGCCATCTTATCAAGAGCTTCTCTTTGTGGCACGTTACTATCCTGTGCCTCGTCAACTATTAAAGCATCTATGTCAGGTTCCACAGCTTTGTCTATGAAATCCTGTATCATATCTGCGTAATCACAAACATGACTATCCTTTTTGTATTCAAAATATGGATAAGCCATTTGCTCTATAGAATTTAAATTATATGGTTTATAAATTTGTTTATCACATGTCTTCCAATGTTCTTTTAAAGTATTACCTTTACCATATGCGTCAGCTAGGTATCTGTAAAATTTATGTTTATCAGCGTTAAACTCTGACTCTGTTACTCTTTGTAATTTAAAAAGTGAATCTATTGTTGTAAGATTCATGTGATCCTCGTAACTAAAAACCTCTTTACGTCCAACCAATCTGCTTTTGCAATATGCATGTATCGTGCAGATATTATATTTTATGGACTTCTTGGTTACACCTTGCATCTCTGGAAGTTTAAGTATCTCATCCCTTATCTCATCCGCTGCAACATTTGTGTGTGATAATATTATTATCCTGTTGTGTGGATATTTTTTTAATAACTCTGTATATTTCTGTGTGATAAACATAGAAGTTTTACCTGTGCCTGGTGGTCCTGATATAAACTTAGGTTGTTTCATCTGTCACCTCCTGATATTCACCCTCTACTATAAGATCCTCTTGATCTATCTTTTGACCTATCATACGCCATGACACACAGGATTTTGTTCCATACTTGCCATGATTTTTTTTTGCCTTTAATATGTTTTGACATTTTATAACAAGATCAACTCTTGGTAGATTTACTTTCTGTTTGTGTAGATAGTCTTCAAATTTATCAAGATTAAACTCTAATATTTTTTTTTGCACGTTGTAATATGGCATACCAAAGTATGCTAATTCTTTTTTGTTTGTGTATGCTTTCTCTTCTGCAATATAATTTTTAAAATGTTTTATGAATCGTAGATCCTCCTCTGCCTCTTCCACATAGTTATTAGACTTTTCTCTTGCCTCGTACTTTCTACGCATAATCTCTTCAAAGTCTGCAGGTTTCATCTCTGGTATCCAGACAGATGCTTTACTGATTACAGCATCATAGAATAATTTTTTATTACGAAGGGTAGGGCCATCTACTGTGATTGTTTTTTCAACGGCCTCACCCTGCACCACAGCGTTTATCTTTACAAAATATCTATCACTTCCGTATTCTATTATCTGCCCGATAGATTGTTTTGCCTCCTCACTTGTAGCTTCCTGTACACCTATCCAACTAAATATTGTTGCAATAGTCTTTGTAGAGCACCCAATAATCTCTGCTAGTTTTGGCATACCAAATTTTCTATTTGCTTTCTTATGTGTTGTGCCTTTTCTTTTTCTTTTCTCTGCCTCCTCATCTTTTGCAGCAACTGCAATCTTGTAAACAAAATCATCTATGTCATCCAAGTTCCATTCCGCATGTTTTAATAATACACCAGCTATAGCCGTACAATAATCATCTCTCTGTCCAGATCCTGCATACGTAATACACAATGCTGCTGACAAGGCTATTTTACCAAGATCAACCTTAAGATTACCTGAATACTCGTCAATACCTTCATATTTAACCCATTTAACCACTTCATTTGTTTTATGATATTTTGTTTCTGGCACTAATGTATATTTATTTGCACCGTGTCTTATCTCACACAGTGTTGCACCGTGTCCGTAATCTTTATAATAATTTTCTAATTCTTTTGGTAATGCAAACTTTTTATAGTCTGATGTTCCAGACCAAAGATAATGACTTGACGGATTGTTTCTTCTACCAAATATTGCACCACATGATTTTATATGGTCGCTTGTAAATCTTTTAACAACAGGATTATCAATATCAAAATCTATGTATTGATCTAATCTAAGTCCTATCTGTTTTGTTGCGTGTTCTATTCTCCATTCTTCTTTCGTAATTTTAAAATCAGGATCAGACCATTTTTCTACTACAGCCTGTTTTGTATCACAGGGTATAATTACCCGTCCTAGATTTATCCAATCCTCATACGTTACCGGTGCTTTATATATATCTGACATAAATTAAAATGGGCGGGTCCACTCTCGCTTAACCGCCCACTCCCGGGAAACTTATAAGTTTAACGTTTTTTTAGTTTCTTCTTGAGCTTCAGGTTTTGCTTGAATCTCACCTTTACCAACACGTTCAGCAAAGTTTTTTGCTATTTCATAGACTGATCTGTCTTCAATAGGTCCAACTTTACTTACGTCCCAGCCAAACCAAGACCCTTTGTCGTTAGACATCGGGACAGTTTTTAGACTGTAAATATGGCTATATGTTGGCGGGGTAAATAATCCATTTTTACCCTGCATTTTAATACCCATCATCATTGAGTTCCATTTTCTACTCACTTTTAATTGAGTGGCTTTCATAGAAATCAAAGCTGTTTGAGGATTACTACCCAATAGAATCACAAAGTGATCCGCAGTGTTCTCAAGATAGTTACCGTTTGGTAGTCTATCTTTATAGTCTTTCCCTCTAGTGGTCTGACTAATTATATCACTGTCTGCCTCATGGATAGCAACAGGTGCACCAGTGCTGGTACCTCTGTCTTGCCATTCAATGTATTTTCTTTTGTAAAAGACTGGTAATACATTAATGTGATCATACAGTTCGTTAGAAACTGTATTAATTATTTTGCCAGGTTCTGCGCCCTCGACATATTTACCATCACGCCTATTAACTTCAGGTGATAGTTGTCCCAAAACTTTTAGGAAAGGTAACGCAAGATCTTCTTGTGTCATGTTTTGAGCACCTTTGTCTGCATCAGCTTCAAATATATTGACTGCC